GCAAAATCACTAAAATTTAATTTTCCTGTTTCTACAAATCTATCTAGTGCAGATGTCATATTGCCTGTAAATGATTTGAAAACATCTTCTGCAATCATGGCATAGTTATTTGCATCTTCAGAAAATTGTTTAAATGCTTTATTCCACCCAAACTCAAAAGTTCTTTGAGATTCAATACTTGCAGTTTGTATAATTCTTGCTCCGTCTACATACTGTTGGCTTAGTCTTTGCACTTCTGCAATTTCATCGTCATAAACTTTTTTTAGTTTTTCAATATCTTTAGGTTCAGCACGACCAATAGCATCTTCTCGCTTTTTAGTTATTTCATCTATTTTTTGACTTGTGGTTGTAAGAACTTGATTGATTGCTTCTTGTATTTGTCTTTCGTTGTCGGTCATACCCACCATTTGATTTCGTATGGCTAATTGGGCTAATGAAAAAGATTGTTGTCTTTCATATTCCTCAGAAATAAGCCCTGCAACACGCATCATTTCATTTAATTTTTTTACTTCAGGACTTGAATCTACAGGTCTTCCTACATCGTCTTTTGGGACAGGAGGTTTAATTTTATCTACCTCTGCCTTGTATTCTCTTATTGAATGTATACCTAATTTAAGATTGTTTTCAATATTCATTACTGATCTATTGAAATCTTCTAAAGTTAACCTACCCCTAAGAAGTTCCCATTGGGCAGAAAATAATGAAAGCCCTGCATTGGCATATTGTAAAAAGCCTGCCATGCCATAAATAATGTTTGCAATACCATCAAATACTTTTTCAGCCAATCCACCTTTTACATTTACGGCATCATAAAAAGCATTAACAGCAGGTAATACTTTTTGAGTAAATACAAGGCTTATTTGATTTGATTTTTTTGCTAATTTGTCGTTTAAGTCAGCCGCAATTTTTATAGCGTTTTCATACTTTTGGAATTCTTCTACGCCTTGAGCCATTTGAGCATTAAAGCCACTCATGTCTACAGAACGCATACCTTTACCAAACAAATCTAGTTTTACACCTGTTTGTGTAGCCTTATCTCCAACCTTAGAAATACCTTCTGATGTTTTTTGTAATAATTGTTCTATAGAAAGTTTAGACAAATCATTTAACGACACTCCTGCTTTAGCAAAAGCATCTTGCATCTTTTGACTACCACTTGCCGCCTCATCAATGCTTTGAGTAAACTTAACTAATATTTTTCCTGCATCATCAGCACGACCACCTGACATTGTCAGGGCTTGGCTCATTTGTGTTATTCGGGCTATTGATACGCTAGTAGCATCGGACAAGTCTGACATCTCGTCGGCAAACTGCATGGCTTTGTATGTCATAGCCGTAAAAGCGGCGGTTGCTATTGCACCTGCTTTTAAAGCAAATTGACCAATGTCGCCTAGTTTCTTTTTGGCAGATTCTATGCCTTTTGTAAACTCAGCAGTATCTATTCCTAAGACTACCCCTAGTCGTGCTATGTTTTGTGCCATCTATTTCTCTCCAAATAATGTTTGGGGTGCGTTAGGTTTGCTTTTTACAAAATTTAACAAATGTTTGTTTGCCAGTTCCTTCTTGTCTTGTTCTGTCAGAGGAGGATACAAATAGTCATACTGAACAGGGATAATATCCTGTAGTTTATATGGTTGTTTACCTTTCGGCAATAACGAATTAAATACACCTGCCGTATGGCTACCTAAAATTTGTAATAGTCCAAAGTTACCAATAATTCCATCTGCGTACATAATGCAAATATCATTAAAAGTTTCTTCGTCTACAGAATTAGGGTCAGTACCATGTGCCGTTAAATATGCTTTTACTTGCCTACGGACTGACCTAATTACTTTCCCTTTTGGTCTTTGTAAGTAGGTGTAATAGTATTAGCAATAGCATCTATTAACTCTAATTGAACTGTAAACGGAAACAATTCTTCTACCATTTGATAAGTAATGGTTTCCATTTCAAAGCCTTTTTCTTCAGGCACTAATAGTTTAATTAAAGCCAAAATGCGTTGTTCAGTCAGCACTTTATTTTTTGCCGCCTCACGCATACTTTTGTTACTTACTAATACATCTGTATCTGTAAACACAATTTCTTTGTTATCTTTTATTTTAGTTTTATTGCTAACTAAATCTTTTGTAATTTCATCATAATATTTGGTAATTAAATCTTCATTAGGTATATTGGCTTTTTCTAACAAAGATTCGTATTCAGAAGTTAATGGAATTTTTACTTTGAAAGTATGATTTGCATATTCAAAAGTCTTTATTCGTACTGCATCTTTGTCAAATTTTTTTCCAAATGCTTGTGCTAATTCATTCATGTCTTTTCCTTATCTCATTTTTTTTGATCTATATTTTTCTAATGCCATTCTTAAAGATGATGCAAGACTACTGACTACTGTAGGGCTTTGTGTTTCCATAGCAGGTCTTAAATAAGGTCTTGCAGGTTGTTTTGCAGTTCCAAATTCATTAACAATGGCTCTAGCATCTGACTTAATGCCTTTTTGTTTTTGCCCTGTTTTAACATTTGTAAATTTTGTTCTTGCTAATACATTGCCCGGTGCAGTTGTTACATTACCAATAACAATGTCAGAATTTTCTACATACTTAGAACGCTTGTCTTTGCGTGTTGGCTTTCTTACTTCTAGCCTTAATGATGCTCTTAACGCACCTGTATCTACAGGTACTAAGTTTTTAGCAGTAGCCAAAACATTACCCATAGATTTTTTTACTGCTTGATTAAGGATTTTTTTTGTATCCTTTTCGCCAAAGTCACTTTGAATTTCTTTTAAGAGTTGTTCAAACTCTTTCATGCCTTCGACTTTGAAGGTTACTGTGTCAGCCATATTAGCCTTTTAGTAATTTACTAAATATGGCGTTATTTAATTTGACAACATAATCAACAACTTCTTCAGGGCTTAATTTATCTGCGTGTGCTATTGCTATTTTGTATGCAACATCTATACCTGCAATTTTTTGTTGTTTAAAACCAAACCAATCCTTACTTCCTGAATTGGCTTGGTGTATTAAGAACTGAATAAGATCAGAAGAATTATTTTGTATTGTCATATTATTTATTATGGAGTGTTAGACCAACCGTATTCGTTGCTACCTGTTGGGTGAATAGTAAATATAAATTTACCTTCTGCATCAGGAGCCATATCCCATTGCATTCCACCAACACGACCATTAAAAGCATAAGCAACAGTATTTGTACCATCATAAACTGCGACTACATAAGTACGAATAGTTGTTCCGTTGTAACCATCATCACGAATTAACAACTGTGCCGTATCAGCAGGATTCCAAGGTGCAGTTACAGTAAGGCTAGTAACTTGGTTTTGAGTAGTAATCTTTGCACCTGTTCTTTGACCTGCAATAGAATAGGCGGCAAACGCATCATCAGCACCAAAGGCAGGTACGGCTTCTACAGGAACTTGAATACCACTTGTTCCTTCGCCACCTGACGATGTACCAATAATGTCATTTACTTGTGCCCAAGTGCTTAACTGAGTAGCAGTTAAAGGAGTAGGAGTTGCACCTGATTGCATCCATAGAGTTGCTACATAGCCCGGTAAGACTTTATTAATAAGTGCCATTTTTAAACCTCATAAAGAAAAGTTAATAAATTTTATCTTATGCGGGTACATATAGAGTGCTATCTAAAATAATTTGATGCAATCCTATTTCATTGTCATAACTATTATATATCCATACTACATCTGCCTTGGCTATAAAAAAGCCTGTTGTGGCAGGATTACCAAACATACCTGAATATCCATGCAACGATTGTAGTATATCGTTAGCCAAATTAAAAGCATCGTCCATATCTTTTGCATAGACGGATATTTGAACAACAGGTGTATCAATGCCTTTATTGCTTTGGGTTTGCCCTGTAAAGACAGGCTGATGAATATTTCTTATGTTCCAAGTAATAAATTTGGCTTGTGTGGCATAGTTTCTGTTGAAATTAGCATACACAGGCACAGGCGTAACAATGCTAGTCAGTTGATACTGAACATTGGTCGCATAATCAATTGGGTCAATTTGTATGGTCATACAGGCGTACTCGGACTATTGTAATAACATAAGAATGTAATAGACATACGGTCGTCTGATTCTTTTATGTCTGTTATACGCCAATTTTGATTACGCCATGTAATACTGTATGCGTTTTGTGCATCTACTATTTGTTTTACCCAAGGCGTATAGTTAAATGTAATATTTACTAAATCAGTATAAACCCTATATTTTTCTGAAATAAGCAAACTATTAGAAACATCTCTAATTCTAGCCCTTGATGTAAACCAAGGAGTATTAGTAGTTGTGTACTCACCAATACTATCTACGCCATTAGTTACAGTATTAACAGTAACATTTTCAAAGCGTACGATACCCATTACAACACCAAAGGTTTATAAAGTTTAAGAAGTTGAGTAACTCCAAATGGTATGTCATACATAACAGTATTGTTTGAGTTACTGCGGTTGTTATACAAATGAGTTAGTAATAATAGTCCTGCTTGTTTAATAACAGGGTAAGCAGATATAGGGCTTGCCTTAGTTGTCCAAGTAATAACAATAGGATTAGCAATAGCAGTACTTACATTATTTGGAATTGTATTAATAATTACACGATTTGCAGTAGGGTCGTAATAATACTCTGTTGACGCAACAATTGTTAATACAGGTGGTGTAGCACCATTGTAATAACTAACAGAATTAATAATGTTTCCACATTGACCTTTAAAGCCTTGTGATACTTCAGGCAAATCAAAAGCAGTTGCCATGCCCATAGCGTTGTTTGTAGCCCCATAGTAGGCTCTGTAAGTTATTGGGAATATCGACATACCAAGATAATCCTCAATAGCCATACGAGTCGCTAATTCAAGCCCAATTAAATACGAATCCTGACTTTCGTCCTGAAAAAGGTTTAATTGATTAGTTATTTCTTCAAGAGTTAGCCAAGACGAAGTAATGTCTCGGCTAGTCTGCTCGACTTTTTCATAACTAAAAGGATTTCTAGGTGTTCCAAAAGAACCACTAGTTAGTTCGCTAGGCATAATTTATCCTTACGCAGGACCAACTAAACGGACTCCTGCAAACACATCACGGATAGTTGAACATACACGCTTTTCTGCAAACAGGTAAATAAATCCGGGCGCCGTTTGATCAAAACGCTTTACATTCATAATTTCTCTATCTGCAATGGTCAAGAAACAATCCCAACATGCAAGGTATACAGGATATTTGCCTGCTCCTGTTACATCCATATATGGATTAGGAATTACTCGATGCCCAAAAATATGTATTACAGAACCGCCATCGTCATCACCTGATTCAATAAACATTGGCGAACCACCTGTAGATGCTTTTAGTTTTCTTAATGCACCAATAGTAGTTGGGTGCATAACCCAACAAGTATTTTCTCTAAATAAATACTGTGGAGGTAGAGCCGCCATTAAATTAGCCATGTCGTCATAACTAACTGCACTATTTGATGCTTGTGATACTTGTAATACAGTATGTAAACCATTAGTAATAGCAGAACCACTAGTGCCAAATGATGCGGCAGATGTAGAGCCTGCGTAAGAATTAAGACCACGCAATCCACTAGTTCCACCATAAGCAGTA